TTGGCCTGCACGGCTGGAGCCTGCGAACTACCGTGAACTTCATCCTACAGTTCAGGCTCGGTATCGGCTTCGACATCGAGCACAATGAGATCAACCGGTACTGTATGTTAGACGAGGAAGGCAAAGAAGAAGTTGTTTGCTTTGTTGGCCTAATCATAAAGATACCGTTCATTGAAATCCTGATCGGAGATTTCTTCACGGAATAAAAAAAAGCCCCTGCAAGGTTCCTATAAAGGTTCCTTGACAGGGGCTTAATTATTTCAACAGCAGGCTTTCTGCCTGTCTCCTTCTAGTCAATCCTCTGAGCACTCTACCGGCTGCTTTGTCCCACTTGAGACACTCCAGCGCAGCCTCTTCCCAGTTCTTCTCGTTGATCCTCTTCCTGAAGGTACTGATACGAAGGTTACCCAGTCCACAGTTGTAGGCCCATGACAGCACAGCAGCCTGTCGCCTGGGTGGCTCGTCCTTCAGACCGGGGCAGAGCTTCATCACACCCACATAGAAGTACTCCATGTGCTCGTCTAAGCCCTTCTCACACTGTTCCATAGTCCAGATTGTGTCTGGATTGATGTCAGGGCCAGTAGAGCCATAGCCGATAGTCCACGGGTGTCCGCCTGTGCCCGGATCAGGATACGCTTTGACCCTACCGTCAGGCAGAACCTTAGCGCATCCTTCAAAGGGCTTGACTAGAACATTCTTACATAGTTCAATTGCGGGGTTCACGTTTCTCAATGCTCCGACCAAGGAACCAGAACGTCAGAATCATCATCAGCATACTAAAGTCATCAGCAGTCCAGATTTCTTGCATGACCTGGATAGCGGGTAAACCACTATTGACAGCATACATGATGGTGACGATCTTGACAGCCGTATACAGACCGAAGAGCAACCAAGTGATACCGGGACGAACCAGAGCAGAGATAGAAGCAACCCACTTGTAAGCCTTCTTGTCGGCTTCGGCTTGCTGCTTGAATGCTTCTCCGATAGCGTCTACATTGGCCTTGCTGAAGTCAATATACTTCTCTTCCATGCGGTACTCACCCCGCATCTTCTCTAGGTCAGTCTGAAGAGAGAACATCTTCAGTTCGTGGCTTCGTTCATCTTTGCGGTCAAGCCACTTCAGTACCTCCGGGGCCAGCCGGAACAGGCCACCGAAGATACTACCTAGAAGACCGCCTCCTAGCATTTCAAACATCTTATTCCTCCGGGAATTGCATCACAGGGGCACGCTCGGTCAGTCCCAGTTCCCCAGGAACAACAGAAGCAAGACCGCCGAATAGTCCAGCAGAAGCCGTATTCTTGCTAAGACGAAGGATCAAGTTCCTTGCCTTGTCAGTTACTCGCATAGAGTTGGCCTGCATTTCTTCGATCAGCTTCACGGCATCCGTCAGAGACTTACGATCCTGTAAGAAAGACATGATCTCCTCTTGCTCTGCCTTGCTTGCCCTGTTCTGAGTGAACCGGGAAAAGACATTCAAGAACACACGAGGAGCACTGAGAATTTGGTTTCTGAGTTCTCCTGCAATCTGTTCCGGACGAGAGCCAGTCATGGCCTCGAAGCCGGTCTTCTGAGTCAGTCCGATGTTGATACCACCCTTCAGAGGGAACTGTTGCAGCCTCTGAGCAGCATCAAACAGCATCTTGACATCCTTGGAATAGGCTTCTCCAAACACAGCATTCAGCGTCTTTGCATTGTCGTCAAAGAATTGAACCTTGTTAGAAGAATTCAAGCCAATGTCAAGCAACGCAGACTTCAGACCACGCTGAAGAGACTTGTCAGTACCGGCAGTGGCGATCAGATCACGCAGGGCTTCCGGGTTGTTCAAAGCACGCTGAACATAACCTTGGAACCCGCCTGCGGCAGTCTGAGAACGACTCCAAACATTGTCGAGCTTTTCAACAGCAATGTTGCGTTGTTCTTCCAACAGCCTTGCACGGGTGTTCTTCAGTTCTCCAACATTGCGACCAATGGTTTCTAACTCTCCGCGCAGACCAGGAACTTGGTCAATGATTTCCTTGTTCTGGTTAATGAAGCGAGTCAGTCCACGGACATCAATACCGTCTGGTTTGACGATACCGGCAGTATTGCCCAGTTTCAGAATCATCGCATCACGGACAACCTGCTGAGTCTCAGGAGAGTTGTCAGTAGCTGCCAGAATCTGCCTCACAGCCGATGGCTTATTGGACAGCACAGGAACCACGGACTCCACGAACCTTGCACGGTCAACAGACAGTACACCCTCTTCAGAGAAGGGGATGCCTAAACGTTCTGCATACTCACGGTCAAGCTGCTTATAGCTGTTGGCAAAGCCTTCGTCCATCGTGCCGATAGCACCATCAACCTGACGCTTGAGTGCGGTCAGCAGACGGGCTTGGTCAGCATCTTTGGTCTGAGACAGTGCCTTGTTCAAAGCACGCTTGAGAGAGTCTACATCCTCCACGCCGATTGGCTTGTAGGTGCCTTCCACAGACCTGACAAGGTTTGGATACTTCTCAGCAAACTTACCGGACACAGGAGCCTTAGACGGGGCTAACAGAGTGTTGATCTTAGAATAGAGTTCAGGGAACTTGTTAAAGACATCATCTGCACGAGAATCCTTGACGAATCGGTGAAGAACCGCCACAGAGGTAGAAGGCATCTCAATGCCAGACTCTTTAGCACCCTTCAGCAGATCATCATACTTGGGACTCATTTCCTTCTTAATGCTTTGTTCTTTAGCATTCAGAAGGTTTGTGATCCGCTGTCCAATAGCGCCCTTACCATCGTCCAAGCGCACAGCGTCAGCAGACAGGTCAACAATCCGATCATCAAGGTCTTCAATTCGAGTCTGAAGAGACTGTTGTTTTTCAGCCGCTACACGCTCACGACGGGCGTTTTCAGCCTGCACACGAGAAGCCTGTAATTCTGCAAGTTCTGTTGTTTTTTCTCCACTAATAGCCATCCGACCACGGGCAGCAGCAAGTTGTTTCCTAGCCTCTTCTTCCTGTTGTCGCAACAGAGCCGTAAACGGAGCATTCTCGCCACGGGAGGTGATAGAACGAGCAAAGTTTTCTAATGTAACATCGCCCTTGGCAGCAGCCAGTACTGGAAGACTTACACCCAACTGACGTTCAATATCGAAAGCCTCTTGTAGCGAAGGAGCTAACTGAGGATTGGACGTATACGCTTGTTGAATCTGAGCAGCGCCACGGATGCGTCCAAGCTGTTCTGCTGCCTGTTGAGGTGCCGTAGCCCTGCCGCCAAGCAAAGCAGCAGCAGTCTCTGGAACATTACGAATAAGTGTATTGGCACCGAGGCCGCCTACCGCACCTCCTGCAAATTCACCCAGAGGACGGTATTGTTCACCAACTTTCTGAGCTACTTGCTGACCAAGTTCACCACCAACAATGCCACCAGCAGCACCAATAGCGCCCTCAGCAGCAAGTTGTCGGCCAGATGTCGGAACCAAGGCTTTGGCTAGGTTAGAAGCATACGGAGCAGCCCGTCCACCGGCGGTCAATGCTTGAAGAGCACGGGCGGCAGCAGCCATCGGAGGAACTGCCGCAGCGCCTGCCAAAGCATTCTGAAACATTCGCTCAGAGGCGGATAAAGTTGGAACAGCCGCAGGAGCCGTTGGCTGTCCCTCCGTAGGAATTGCTGCTTGTCCACTAACGGGTGCTAAATCTCTTGCAATCTCATCAATTTCTGCCTCAGAAAGTTCACGGTCAGTTTTGATCCTTTTTCCGTTAATGGTATAAGTAGGCATATCAATCCTCTTCTACAGTGTAAGTAACGCCGCTGGCAGTTCGTCGTGGAGCTTTTTGACTACCCTCTAAGATACCGCCGAATGCAACATCAATGTCTTCGTTCTTAAACCCGGCACGACGAGCAAGTTCGCGTTGCGTATCCAGTTCACGCTGAATGCTTTCTCCTTGCTTCTTCTTCAGCACTTGTGCATAAGACCGAAGTTTCTTTAAGGTGTCTGCTGTTGGAGTACCTTGAACCAGACGGGCAACAACGTCAGAGACAGTGCCGACGAAAGCCGGATCAGTCCGGTACTTTTCAACGTCCTTATTGCTAAGTTGCGTGTCACCAGATGCCTTAGCAAGTGCAGATGCAAGACCGGCAGCAGACGCAAAGTTATTCGTTTTCAGAGCATCGTCTGCAAGCGTAACCGCACGAGAGGCAGACTCATAGCCACGACGAGCATCAGTAATCGTACCAAGAACCTTAGCCCGAAGACCAGGAACATCTTGGACATCCTTTACTCCGGGAATCTGTGTAGCCCCGGCAGCGGCCTTTTTCACGCCACGGTCAAGCAAAGTCCTGTTAACAGCCTGCGTCTGTTCTGGCGTATATTTATCCAGTGTGGTCTTAGCACCAAAGCCAAGTTCATTTGCAACAGCAGCAAATTCTGCCGGTGTTTTTACATTCTTTTCTTCTTCAGTGAATCGCTTGAGAACAGAGAAATCACCAGTTGTCGTAAACTCTTGGATACTTTCAGGAGTATAGTTCTTTGCATTAGCCCTGACAAACTCTTGAATTGGGTCTTTGGATGCTTTCTCACGACGACGCTGTTCAGTAAGTGCCCTTTCCGACTCAATTTTAACACCAGACAGCATCATCTGCTGTGCCTGCATCGCAGCCTGCTGTGCAGCCTGGGGATTGACCTGTCGCAGAGCATTAGCATACTGCATCATGCCTTCAGCAGTCGTGGTGTCAAACTGCTGTGCCAACTGACGCAATTGCGAAGCCTGCTCAAGCATCGGATCACGGGCACCAAGAGCACGGGAGGCTTGAGTAAGCCCACCGTAGATGCCAGCAGCAATCCGGGACTGCGGATTCATGTTAGCAAACTGCATGGCGCGTTTACGATCAACTTCAGCCTGAGCCTGTTCAGGACTAAGCCCAGCATTGAGAAGACCAAGGTAAGGATTACCCATCATTCCATCAGCCATTATTAGCCTCCAAACAGTTTACCGATTAACTGAGCAACCGGATCAGACAAAGCACCGACAACAGCCGTATTACGGTTTGCTGTCAGTTGATTAGCAGTATTCATTCCTTGCTGTAACATCTGTGCAGCAGCGGTGTTGCCTGCGCCTAGTCCTACACCAAGATTCAACGGCTGCATACCTGCTTGTTCAACCCCGGTTGCCTGTGTAAATCCAGTGCTGAACGGAGCCAGTGCAGCTTGTTGAGCACCGTAGCCGCCCTGCCGGAGATTCAATGCGCCGCCAAGCAAGCCTTGACCGAAGGTGACCTGTTGCTGTCCTGCCTGTTGCGCTTGAGCAGCCAACTGAGCGTTACGCTGTTGTTGTGCATTGTAGAAGGCCTCCATAGCCGGGTTCGCAGCCCGAAGACCAGGAGCACCCATCGGAGTAGCGCCAGTGGCACCCATCGCAAGACCACCAGTACCACGGCGGAATTGCTGCGTCTGCAACTGTGCCAGAGCACGCTCATCCATCGGAGCCAACAGTTCTTGCTGCTGTGCAAGATACTGCTGTGCAGCAGCCTGCGGAGTCTGTGCAACGTACTGCTGACCTAGATTAAACAAGCCTTGAGCAGCTTGGTTGATTTGGCCTTGCATGGCTTGCTGTTGCTGTGCCTGTTGCAGTGCTCCGCCGGAGATACCCAGCAAAGACTCACGCATAGCAGCCACATCAGGGGCAACTTGGTAGCCAGCACCGATCAGACGACCATCGGGGCCGAACTGGAAGCCGCTACGACCAAAGCGGGTGGTAACGCCTACGGGGCGAAACTGTGCCTGCTGCGCTGCTTGTTGAGCAGCCTGTTGTGCCCCACTAGCAGCCTGATTTGAAGCATAGATGTTGCCTGCGGTATTGATAATACCACTTAAAAGGCCAGTATAATCAATAGCCATTAGTAGGTACCTCCATCAACGGTACCAGAGAATGTACCAGACAATGTTAGATTAGCCATCGTTGTGGTTCCCGTATGCGTTCCATTGTTAGCGTCAGGCTTAGAGGAAACGGCAGAGGCAATGTTATTGTACTCTGTGTCGATTTCCGTGCCCTTGATGATCTTGGAAGGATTGCCCGACACAAGACCGTCTTTAATAGCAAAGTTAGTAGTTTTGGTATAATTAGACACTTAGTTACCTCGTTTTTCCTACTTTGGTAAAGACATCAATCTTTTGGATGGACACTGGTCGAGTATTCACAGTAGTTTCAAAACCTAGCTGAATAACTTTACCGGCACCACCAATGTTGATTACCTTGTTGTCGAAAGCTGATCCACCGTATTCACCAATATTGAACTCGGAAATATTGTATTCTGCAACAGCAGCGTTTGACAGGTTGAACTGACGGCTATTCAGAATGTCACTGTAGTCATAACCGAACTTCAGCACCACAGGATAACCCTGTCCACCGATAGTCGTGATTCCAACCTTCTTCATAATCTTCAGTGCCGTGGGCACACCGAAGTCGAAGTAGTTGGTGTAGTATCGCATCACATAAGTATCGGTATTGTCACGATAAGTGTCATACTTACCGACATATCCGGGTTTACCTAACAGAAGGTCTTTGTTCTGTTTGTAGCAGAAGGCTGTTGGTACATTTCCATCCCATGTCGTAGCCCTGCTTGCGCCGTTAGGTAGTAGCATCCGAAGGTCAAAGCAGTAGGTTACTCCAGTGACAGGGAAAGTAATCAGATAGAAACCTTCCTTGTCTGAGTGTGTTGCCTTGATACCTGCGGCAGTCTCCAGAGTCATCGCAGCTACAACATCATCACGCACATTTGCGCTGATGTCGCGCATCGGCGAAGACTTCTCCTGGATCACCCGAGACAGTGACTTGACACCGCTGTCGGACAGGAAGTACACATCTGAGCCAGTGGCTACCACAGAGTCTCGTGCAAAGCAGCCAACACCTGTAATCGTGTCCTGTAGCTGTAGACCAGCAGGGTCTTGAGCGTTAGCATAGATCAGAATCTGTCTACGACCAAAGACGATCAGGAAGCCGTTATGGGCTGCTAGAGCAATGATTTCGTCGGCACCAGCAGGCCATATTTCTGCAATATCCAGCGTTCCAGCAGTGCCTGTCGATAACACGAAACCACTAAGCAGATCAGAGAACTGAATAACCGTCTTACTAGATGTGTTATTGGCTGACCATGTACGACCATATGCACTGATTACGCAGTTGTTGTGGGTTACAGTTCCAACATATCCGGTCTTCTCAGACACCCTACGGTACGTCGAGTTAGACACAGCAGGATCAAAGATCAAAGGATCGTGTCCAGACTGGTACATGTACAGGATACCGTTCAGAGCAGCCATCTGCCAGTTGCTGTCAGTGATCGTCGGAGCAGTTCCGCCACCACCGTAGGTTAGCATCGTCAGTGTACCGCCGTTAAGCCTGAACAGCTTGTTGTTACCGGCAGCAATCGTGTAAGAAGTACCGTCAGCAGCAATCAACTCACCGATAGCCTTGACAGCATTTGAGCCTAAGTCAGTGTTGGTAGTATGAGATGGACTCCAGCCTTTACGAGCACCAATACGACCAAACTTGTCAATCACACAATTCGTAGCAACAGTAGCAAAGCCTGATTCAAGTGAAACCACCGAGTCCTGCGTGTTAAGGCCGTAGAAACCCGGAGCAGCGATAGAAGTGGTTAACAGCTTTGCTACCATTATACACTCGTCCAGGTTACTTGTTCATCGTACCGGTTAGCTTCAAGAGCAATAGCGTCTGACAGTGCAAGACGATACTTCTGATATAATTCACTGAAAGACTGTCCACCATCTTCACCTCGTTCAGCCACAGCGTTAGCGTATGCTAACATCTGCACCAAGTGAGGAGGAACTTTAATCAAGTCACCGTTGGCAGACAGGTCAGTCTGAGGAATGTTCAGATTAAACCGTAAGGAATAGACCGCATCAGGCTGTGGCCAGACACGGACAACATTGTCGTCGTTGCTTACACCGTCAAAGGCATAGTAGATCGGAGCAGCATTCTGGACATCAGCGAGATAATACTGTGTATCCAACCAGTCAGGGGACACCTGATACATCGGGACATCTTCAGTCTCGTTCATAACCATGTCAACCTTAAACCGTTGACCAGAACCTGTCAATGTGTATGCCTGTTGTCCGGAGACAGTAGGTACGACAATCGTTTGACTTAAAGCATTCCATGAGTAGGCGTCTTCAATTTCACGCTTTGCGTCATTGACTAAGACACCAATCAAAGAACTATAAGGAGTATCACCAACAGATGAAACCTCTGTTTCCCTAAGTCTTATAAGGACATTGTTAACAAGTTGTAAATAAGTTGTTGCCATTAGTTTTCCTTGGTGTCTTTATAAGTAATCATTATAGACGATTCTCTTAGACTTGTCAATAGGTGTCTGCACTAGTGTTGTGCTTTTACAACAAACTGGAAGATCATAAATAATGTAGCTACAACAGCCCAAGCACCCATGCCCATGTTTACCCACCGTTCAACCTTACGATCTA